ACGTAGAGAAGGTGAAGATGTATTTAAAATAATAAACCAGAATAAAGAAGTTCCATTAAGTGTCATGCAAAAAGCTGCTGAAGATGCTATGACATTTACTTTCTCTCGTATGCCAAAGCAAACAGGTGGTGAGTTTGGTGATACTGTAGGTTATCATTTTATAAGAATGACACAGAATCTACCTTTTGTACCTGTTGTTGGTACTGGTACACATCCTTATGCTAGGTTTATGGTTAATGCAATGAAGATGCAGTTTACCTATAGCCCATTAAATATGCCTAATGCTTTAATGCAAATGACAATGGGTGCTATACGTAAATCTAAAGCTACCGATAACATATCAAATGCTATGTCAGATGCTATGATGTTAAAAGGTAGACAGAACCTATCTAAATCTATTGTAGGTTCAGCAGCTCTAGGTGCAGCCATTAAATACAGAGCAGAGAATCAGGATATTGACTGGTTTAGAATACGTAACTCTGACAAAGGAGATGGTTCTACTACAGACACTAGACCTTTCTTTCCTGCTGCACCGTATCTATTAGTAGCAGATATATTAGTTAAACTTATGAAAGGTGAGTCTGAAAAGATTAGCATAAAAGAAATTGTAAATGGTTTAACAGGTACACAGCTAAGAACTGGTGCTTCTTCCTTTGTAGTTGATGGCTTCTTTGATTTGTTAAGACAAGAAGGTGGTGGACTAAAAGACATACAAGCAGAGAAGATAGCAGAGATAATGGGTAAGTATATAGGAGAGATGGGAAGTATGTACCTAACTCCTGCTAAACTTGTTACAGATGTACTTGCACAGTTTGATGCTGACCAAGCTGTGATACGTGATCCAAGACAAGTGGTTGGTGATGGTGCAGTAGAACGTGGATTAGATGCATCTCGTAGAACACTATTACGCCAGATGCCTATAGCAAAATATAATCCTTTAAGATCAGAGGATGATCCAATAAAAGAGTTTGCTACTAGAGAAAGAGAGATGTATAGACAAAGCCCATTGGTTAAGGCACTTCTAGGTCCACAGTTTCAGGAGAGAAGAAGTGATATAGAAAGAGAATTAGTAAAGCATGGGTTTGAAACATTTAGAATTATACCACCATCAGGTGATAAGCAAGCAGATGCTTATGTCAAGGAGTTTATGGGCAGATTAGTAGAGAATCAATTAGCTGACTTTGTAGAGTCTTCATACTATCAAAATCTTACAAGCAAAAATAAACAGAAGGCTGCTCTTAACAATAGACTAATTATGTTACGTGACATAGCAAAGACATTAGGTGAAGCAGATGCATACACTAGTAGAGAAAAAGCATTTACTCCTTTTGATAGAGCTAAGTGGATGAGACTACCTGCAAATGCTAGATCATTAGCTGACAACTACTATTTAGAACGATATGGTAAAACAGTTAATGAAATGCAAATGGAAGAATCAGATGTACCGCATTTACAAAAAGGAACTATAATAGGTAGGGCATTAAACAAAGCATTTTAACGCTTATCTCCACTACCCTGTATCGTACCTTTCTTTAGCCTAGCTTCTAGCTTATCCTTATTCTGTTTAGCTATAACACTCAACGACATATCAAGATCAGATGCTAGTGCTGCACAGTACCACAGTACGTCACCTATCTCTGATGCTAGTTGTTCCTTCCAATCGTGAGGCATGGTATCTTCACCATCCCTAATAAGTTTCTTTACCTTATTGGCTACCTCACCTGCTTCCCCAACCAAACCTAAAGCTGGATATGTAATTCTATATTCCTTTGGATATATAGCTGTTGTCTGTGCGATCTTTTGGTAATCATTAAAATCTAACATTGCATATCTCTCCTTTAACCAGTTAAGTGCTGACTGTTCTAAGTTGCTCTTCATGCTTTACCTTTCGTAGTGTCTCAAAGTAGGCTTTGTTATAACCACGTTCCCACTCTCTAGATTGCATAGAGTTCTCTTTGTATGGGTTAGTATACTTTGCTCCCCTATAGAAAGCGTCATAACCTCTACGCCATTGTATCTTTAATGGTGCATCATTTTTGTTTAGTCCTCTACGCATAATATGTACTCCCTTAGTTAGTTAAATCAACAACTTCACATACACCTGCTGAACAGGCTAGTTCTCTACCACCTGATGTGCCATCTTCCTTTTCGTAGTCAGATAGCTTACTCCAATCTATTCTGCTTGGCATACGCTTAACCATCTCCATGCATGTAGACTTATCTACCTCTTGATAGGGAGCTTGCTTATACACATGCTCACTGTAAGGTAGGAAGCTAATGCCTGATAGATCATCAAAGTTCTCATATACCCATGCTCCTACTTCCATCCATTCGTTCTGCTTAACTGATATTGTAACAGATGGTTTGTGTTCACACCAGTGTGTTTGATATGTTAGCCATAAATTTAATTGCTCTATAGCTGTCATGTCATTACGTGTCACAGCACCTGTTGGTGCAATAGTAGGAAAGCTAAACACTGTAGTGTCTAATGGCTTAGTAACGTCAGGCTCATTAGGTATGCCCATATCAACCATGAACTGTGTCATAGGGTCTTTGTTATCAGCACGTACTGTTCTGATGTAGTATGGACTATGCCTTGCATGAATGCCACTAGCACTGTCTACTAGCTGTGACACAGTACCTGATGGCTTAACACATGTAATAGCTACTGACATGTTAATGCCTATTTCTTCTGCTATTTCTTTGTTAGTATCCACAGCTACTTGCTTTAGTTCCTCTAATACTTTAGGAAGATTGTTGCTCTGTTGCATACCATTTAACAATGGACAGTCCATGATACCTGTAAGAGATACACCCAACAATCTTTCTTCTTCTGTGTTAGTCTTCCATATCTTACGTAGGTATCTAAAATCAGTGAGTGTAGATTGTAATGTGCCTAGTACAGTAGCTAACTTTACTTTCTCTTTAAGTGTTTTAAGTGTATCAGTATTACGTGCTACTACTTCTGACAGGTTACAGAACTGAAATGGTCTTAGTATAATCTCAGAACATGGATTGCAACCAAAGATATGATCACCATTTCTCCTGCCAGTTTTAGATGCTTGCCTCAATGCTGACTGCCTGTTGAAGATACCACGTTCACCTGACTGACTTTCGTACAGTGATGTCCACTCTCGCATGAATGTTCCCATGTCGGGCTTAGTGCTATAAGCTACACTGTTATTAGCTAGTGCTCTCTGTCCTTCATTCTCCCACCATTGTCCTGACTTAGCATGACGCATCTGATCATCATCAATGTCTGACAGGCTAATCAATGCACTACGTCTTACACCACCTACAACTACAACCTCACCTATCTTACACATAATGTCATGGCATTCTAGTGGTGTTAGTCTACGTCCTACTGCACCTTTAAACTTCTCAATGCAGAAGTTAAATAAATCTTCTAGTGGTGCAGCACCAGATGCCCTACCACCAAAGGTCTTTAGCCTAGCACCAGCAGGACGTACCTCACTGACATCCCATGTAGGTATCTGACCAGAGTATAGCATAGCTAGTAATTCCTTGAGAGACTTTGCCCATCCAACACGTGAGTCTCCTACTTTAATTACTGTATCTGAATGATGTAGTTCTTCATTAACTATGGGTAGCTTATCTGTGTACTGTCTCTCAACAGAGAAGCCAACACCTGTACCACACATGAGAATGTACATGCACTCATCAAACACTCTTGGTGTATCTACTGTCATGTATGAACAGTTGTAGCTAGGCACGTGGCATATGTCTAATGGTGCACCTGCTGTCATCAATGCTCTCATACTGGGCATAACATTTAAGTCCTGCACTGCACTAGATAGTTTCTTGTGTATATCATCAGGCATCATGTAGCCATACTTCTCTCGTACATAGTCTTCAAGATAGTTGAAGTATCTCTCTACTGTTTCTAGCCAACCTTCACGCCTTTGCTCACCTTCTTTCCATCTGGCATAGCGTGATAGTGCAATAAAGTTTTGGTAGTCAGAACTTAAATAGTTATTTGTGTGCATGTCTATCTCTCCATAGTAATTTTTAATGATGATACCTCTATACCTTCTACATCATGGATGTATTCACGTAAGCCATCATCTATTTCAGATGCAACATCTCCATCAGAGGGCATTGGGTATTCCTCTTTGTCAATGTCTAAGGTTATAAATACTTTTACTTTCATGTAAATGATTCCGCTAAATCACTCACTTCATTCTTCTCAGTCTCTTCTATTAGTTTATCTAAGTACCACTTGGCTTTACTAAGATCTTCTACAGCCTTACCTTTGTAATCAAACCTCCATAAGTATTTCATTATGTTACCTTGCAGATAGTACTTAAAGTTATCACCTGTAGCAGCACTGATAGCGTCAATGCACTCTACACCATTTTGATTATAGTGTGGTGGATGATTAACCATATCAAAAGATGAGAATGAAAATGGCCCAGTAGTATCTTTAATTGTAATAGTCTCATTGCCCATTGTAAGTGTGTCCATTATGCTGATCCTTTCGTTCTAGTATTAAATGTTAAGTGTATTACATTACCATCTACATGAGTTACCTCTGCACTAACAGGCTCATTTAGTGGTGGTTTTGGTAATGTGTCATTCTCATACTCTGCTACGTAATTACTTATGTCACTTCTTAGTGCCTCATCATACTCCATTATAGGTACAGAAGCACAAATCATTTTAGTCAAATGCATTAGCTTTGTAAAGTCTTCTCCTGTAAGATTATGTTTATCATCCCACATAATACATATATCTACGTCACCATTCCATTGACCATCTACCATATGAGGACGCAATCGTATTGCAAAGTCGTTAGGATTAAACTCTGGAGTCATTTCTAATGTCATATCTTTCTCCTTTTATTTCCAGTAAATGCTATAAACTTTCCATGTTTGTTCTTGCCTTTTTCTTTTATCCATTCTTCAGGTATAACCCTACTTGTATATAGAAAGCCATACTTATAACACCACTCTCCATATGTACTCTTTGCTCCTTTGCGTAACTTCCTTCTACTGTTTTCAAAGACAAATCTAATATCTAGTTTAGGATGCTGTCTCTTTATTGCAATATGCTTACGCCTATCCATAGCTGTGAACATACCTTTAGACTCTATTATTATACCATTGTCAAGTATAAAGTCAGGAGTATAGGTACGGTAGGCTAGATCTTCCCACTCTATCTTAAGACTTTCATACGAAAACTTTACCTTTAAAGCCTTAAGTTCATCAGAGAGTTTCTTCTCTAAGCCTGACCTGTACCCATACTTCCTTGCATGAGAGAACTTTGTGTAGTTCATCACGTGTTATGAAGCTCTTCCATGCCAGAATGAAAAT